ATTAGGTTTTGTCGTAAGACATCACTAAGGGATTTGTTTGAAACCAAATCTTGGAGTGGTTCTCTTTGACTTATCACTTCGGCCTTTATTTGTTTTAAGAATAAAAGCTAAAGCTTTAAGAGGAGATTCTTCCATTTTTCGATTCACTTTTTTACCCGCTAGTTTAGCGATATCCCTTTCAGGAAGATCAAGAATTCTTTTTAGATTCTCAAACTTCCCTAATAGGTCTAATCGTTCTTCTAATGAGTAAAAACCATTAATCTCATAAGAGTCGTAGAAACTAAGGTCTCCAAGGAAACCTTTAGTAACTTCATGTATAGTTTGATACAATTCCACTTTAGCGAAATCTTCGAATTCTAAATCAAAGACGTCGTCAACTTGGTCGAGGAAAAAATCCTCCTCAATTGTTCATTCCATACCTCTAAAGAGGTAATTGGTAATCTTGTCCGATAGCTTCTTGGTTATATCCTCAGAAGTACCTAAATCTTTCCTAAGATTGATTAAGGTCTTCTTTAAATATTCCTCATGTCAGGATTCATCAATGAATCATATTTCTTCTAATAATTCGGAAGAACGATAGATCCCTTTTTTCCCTGTTAAAAGACAGTGAAGAAGAGATTCAACGTATTCCCTATTAAGAGAATTAACAGATTCTTTAATGCTCCTATTCCAATCTTCTTTAACTACAATAAGTAATTTAAGAAGTTCGGCATAAGGCAATCGTTTCTTGTTAGTAAGCATAGATGCGAAGGCAATTAAATTTATATTAAAATTACCTAACCGCCACCTATTTTTACGAACAATATTCTTCATATACCTGATAGGATGTTTGACAATTCTTTTAGATAATAGATGGAAGAGTATATTTACTCTTCCCATCATATTATTTTCAGAAACAAACATCTTTCAAGATATAGGGGAAACGATTTCTCCATTAGAACAGGAGACTTTAGCAAACTCAAAAGAAGGTGATCTTGCGATTACACTTTTTGAGAGGTTGATAGAAACTCCAAATCCTTTCATAAGCTTCAGATAGGATCCAGCAACTAGTTCGTCGAATATAACTATATCATCACCTAATAATTCATAATTAGAGAATCAAAATTTGTAATCTTCTAATGAAAGAGGATACGCATCTCGATAAGCTAATTGAACTATAAAATGATGAGTAACAGCTAACATCGCTCAACTAGATAGAGCACCCATAGGTTGACCTACCTTATAATAAAAATCATCAGATATACCGGGGCTTGGTTGCTCCAGTCTATATGGTCTTTTTATTAAAAGAGTAGCTCAATCTTCAGAAGCTTTTTCCCCAATAAGGGAAGATAAAATAGCTTTTTGAAGTTCTATAGGTAATCTATCAGTGGCTGCTGATAAATCATAACCAAATGACTTTCCTGCTAATTTTGACTTTTCTATACAACGAAGTACAGAAAGATCTTGATTAAAAGTTCCGTCATTAGGTAGTGATTTTAAAAAATTAAAAAGCATCTCATGTAGAGGTTTTAAACACGACTGTGTTCAGACATCTACAAGAGCAAACACTCTAATTTTTCCAGCAGCCTCCTCCTTAAGAGCCAGTTGTCCTACATTTTCCACCATAATAGGTGAATGGTGTAAGGCAGACTCTATAACCTGTTTACATGAATGTTTAGATGATTTAGGAATTTTCTCTTTAGTCAACTTAATTATACTATTTCATATGAATAATAAATTAGTCTGTTTAAAAGAAAACAATAAATCACTAATGGTTTTATCTAACCCGTGTTGTTTCAATAACGCGGGATCAGATAAAAAACCAGTTCATGCACTTCGGTTAGAAGGTGAAGCTGACTCTAACGCGAGAAGCCCATAATTCCGATGTAATATTTTCTTATCGAAACGGGAAGATTGGAATGCGGAGAAACTCCGAAGTCTATCAACCCCTCGCGACAAAGAATCATTATCACCAGAAAATGGATCCGTTATTGTTTCTAATTTCAAGGTACCTTTAACTCTTATAACTCTATAAATAGAGAATAAAGTTAATCAGTATCTTGTAATTTCAACATTCCCCGATAATATCGCCCTTCGATCTACTAAAGGAATAACCCTAGGTAGACCGGAAGTTGATAGTCGAGGTAACGGATATGTTGGTTCTAACTCACGCAGAGTTTTAACCACATCTTTACTTATGGTTTTTTGGATTGCTAACGTACAAGATTTTAGGTATTTCACTGTATACATTTCTCCATGATTTTTATTCATTTTGAAAAGGTACATAGTGAAAGAGACCAACAAATTTTGTCTCTTAGTGATTTTCACTGGTGTATTAAAACAGGCTAAGATTACTCTGAAACCTATTTTATTTACCAGTGCTAATAACTCAAAAGGGTTATTAAGCGAAACCATAGGCTCGTGTCTCACATTATCCCTAAAACTATTAACAATAGAAAACATAGAAATATTATTGTCTTTGACATTAAAATTTTTCATGTTAAAATTGAATAAAAGTTGTGCTTCATCCGGTAACTTCTTAAAATCTCAAAGTCCTCAGAACTACTCCATTTCTGAAGCAACGAGACATTACTTTAAGTAAGAAGCCCTTGAGCTAGGTATAAATTTGTGAGAAACTAACTTATTTCCGCTGTTCTGTAATACAGGACGGCAGGTTAAGAAAGTCACTCAACTTCTCAAGGGTATTTGATAATGGTAAGAACTTTACGTTCAAAACATTATTAATCATCCTCAATGGGATCTTGATTGTCATCTTAAGATACAAATCATATAATAAGCGCCCCTCGAAAGAGGAACTTATTTAAACAGTATCCTTGTAACGACAACAAAGTTACAAGCCATTGCTACATCAGCTTGCTGATGATGCAACAACGGTTGTCCTCACTCCTTTGGGTGAGGGGTTTCCGAAAGTCAACGAAAG